TAAATACAGCTTCCACACAAACTCTGGGTCTTCGTGATCTACTGCGTGGCCTTTTTTTGCCATGCCTTCCGCTATTTCCCTAAACCAAATATGCGACATAGCATTCTGACTGAGGGTTCTTGGGCTTTGATAATTTTCGAGCCTCACAACCATAGGTGTGGAGTAATCCCAGCACTCCATTCTTTTTAATATAAACGGCAGCTTCTTATCTAACTCATCCTTGCTTCTGAAAGTCACATGGTCGCCTTGCGTTTTCTTTTCTAAATCCATTTTTTCGACAGCCATTCTTGGGATAATCGTTCTACTTGCCTTTCAAGTCTTGGCGCATTTTTGACGCGCTCTCGCGCTTCTCTGCTAAAACCTACTTTGCTTTTCTCATTCGCAAACACAAATTGCCGCTTGCCGACAAGATGTCTTGGCGTGCAGAATGCCTCGCCATATAACCTGCCTTTCATGGTTGTCCTAAGCACACCGCCATCAACATTGTTGTGCAGTGTCCAATCGCTGTACTCTGCAGAGGTATAAGATTGTCCAGACTTAAAGTACGGGTGCTGGCCTTTGAACTCAACATAACGTGGTTTATTTTTAGCAGGCATTGCGTAACTCTCCATCATAATAATAGCCATATTTAGAGAAGTAATATTGCTGCATCATTAGCCTTTCATCACCTTCCAAAAAAGTTACATCAGCAAGCTGCATATCAATAGACTTGTTGCGAATGCTATCGGACTTGGTGATTTTATTAGCGTGCGGTGAGCCGCCCTTATCTTGCGCTTTGGTTAGCCAACGGTTTACGAATCCCTTTATGCCTTGTTTGGTCTTGCGTTTGGCTGGGTTAGCATCGCACCAGCTTTCCATCGCCATAAGCTCTTGGTGGACATTAACTGCTGGAAAAGCTCTCTGCCATGCAATGACATCTTTCTCTTCAGGCTGCCAATCTTCTTTATTATTTAATAACATTAGTGTCCCCTAGCCGTAATTAGCAAACTTGCCATGCAAATCTTGACGCAATTTGAAAGCAGCATATTTAGCATCTTCAAGGTTATCGTAAGTGCCACCATATTTAGGCTGGCCTTTGCAACCAATTTGAACAATGAATTTTTTGCTGGCTTTATGCCAACAAACGCCTTTAATGCCAGTTTTATTCCTCTTCGATAATTTGGCATTGCTTGCATTTTGCGCCTGAGTGCATTCCCTTAAATTTCCAATTCTATTATCACTCTTATCACCGTTGATGTGGTCAATAACCTTGGGCAAATAACCATATGTCGCGTAGAAAGCAGCTCTATGCCCATGTACCTTTTGTGCTCCTAAAGATAAAAAAACATAACCCCGAGAGTTAATGTAGCCAGCCTTATCGCCAGACCTTCTTTTAGGGCTATCTTTCATATGATAGAAATGGCCATCTTCTCTGTACTCTAGCATTTCTAACAGTTTGTCATAAACTTGAACATCTAACATTTTAAGCTCCTATGGCTCGGCAAGCCTCGCCTTGTGATTTATAAATTATTTATTGATAACTTTTTAAAAGGTGAATTAACCCTTTAACAACAAAAAGCTGAAAATTTAAGACCTGAGGGCTTACGCGACTCAGCGGTAAAGTTCGTGACCGTATCGAATATCTAATCTATCCGTTGATAACTACCGAGTTATCGCAGGGGCTATGTCCACAATTGGCAATGCGACTCTGACGTTTTATTTAAGAGTTTCGTCAGCCTCTAGCCCGATCACTTTTTGAATGATGCCTGTTGTTTACCTAAAAGTAAACTATTAATTTCCGAACTCAAGAAACTGCTCTAACGTCAAGTCAAGACACAATGCGATTAACTGCGCTGTATGTAGCTTCATGTTTTTATTAGTGCGCCACCTAATAACTTGTGGCTTAGATGTTTTTGCTATTCTAGCGAGTTCGCTTGAACTAACATTTTTATAGCTTTGCGCGCCTCTAACGCACTTACTGGCGTCAATAAATTTCATATTACAGAATCCTGTGGTATATTAATTGGGTCGGTTCCCCCGATCGACAAACCTCCTATGGTTTGCCCCCCGCAAGGGGGGCTTTTTTACCCTAGAACGGTATATCGTCATCCAAATCAATAGTAACAGCTTCTTTAGCTTGCTTTATGCCTTGCTCTTGAACTTGCTCTTTGGCAGTGAAGCTGGTAGACATATACTTGTTGCCTTTGGCAGAAGTGTTCACCCAAACGCTTAACCAGTAATCAATGCCAGCGACTCTAGCTGAACCTTTGTAGTCTGGATGACTGTCCGTTTCTTTTTTGTCATTTTTAAAAATAGCCCCACTATTGTCTTTTTGCTCGTAATCACTCATTTCAACTTCTCCACTTGGTTTAGTATTACATTGACGGCCTTATTTACTTCATCGGCCAGTTTCTCAATAAATCCTTCGTCTCGGCAAAATGTCACCAAGACAGGAGGAATCTGAGGATGGAATGCAAAAGCATCCCAAGATGCTGCGCCAGTTACAAGCATACAGCCTTGTATTTGCTGGTAATAAGCCTTGCCCAAAGATTGTGGATCGAGGCTATATTTAACCATTGTCTTTGCTGCTGGACATTTAATCTCAACTCCAGTCATATACTTTGGATTGTGATAAATAATGCCATCAGGCGAACAACCAAACTCTTTGCTATCGTCGAGAATAAACCCATGCTCAGTCACTTTATAATCAGTGATATATTCATAAGCTTCTCTAGCCTCTGGCTCAAGCTCGGTTCCGCGTTGCATATGCTCATTAATGTAAAAAGGCTCAGATTTACCTGTTATGCGCTCTGCAATTAATTCATGAATATAATTATCAGCAGATGCAGAAGGCTTCCCAGTCGCTGTTATTAACCTGCCAAAGTTACTTGCTGAAGGTTTACCCAGTCGTGCGGCAAACCATTCGTCAGTACCCTGTTCATTGTCTAAGATAATCATCCTTCTGACCTGCGCTTGTTACGCAAAGCGTGCATAGCCCTGTCAAACTGAGAGGCAAGTAATTTGCTTGGGTTTTCACACTTGAAATGATTGCAGAATGCAGCAACATCAGCGTCACGTTCTTCGATCATAGCCTTCAGTTCTTTTGCTTGATCGTCAGTGATAATGGCATTTGCGACAACAGGGTTAATATCTTCCCCAGCATAAATGTGATGGCCAAGGCCAAACATTGCAAAACACTTAACTAGGCATCGCATCTTGCTGGAGTTAATCGCAAACTTATCAGGGTTAATTATTGCCTTGTTGCGGTGATCCATAACGGGAAGCCACATATGCCGCATCATCATCTGATCTTGCTCTGAGCCAGTATGAATGTGGACCACGCAACTTATTTCAACGGTGCCTGTATCCTCGCATTTATCTTCTTCAAAAGAGTAATGAAGGTCAGGATAATACTCCATCATCGTTCCGTAAGCCCAAGCCCACGAAAGGTATGATAGATTGCCTTTTTTTTCAATATGCTGAGATACATCGATGGCAGATAAAGTTTGCCAAACTTGTTTAGATAAGCTCATTTTGACCTCCTACAGTCAGCTCAGTTTTTGCGGTATCACACTGCTCAGAAGCATACTGGTCTGCATAGCCCCAGTAATACTCTTGTTCTTGGTCTTCTCTTACGAAATGACCATGCACGGCATCGTATTCACCACGCTCATATGGACCTAGATCATTAATATTTTTTTCATATTCCAATGCGGCTTCATACTCATCTTGCGTTAAAGGCTTCCAAGGCTTTTCAAGAAAACTCATGCTGATTGCTCCGAAAAATAAACCATTTCCATGCAGTGATGCTCCCAAATTTCGCCCCAGTTAATGCCTTCAAAGTCGAAAAAGTCTCTAAGCATTAATGAGCAAAGATTAATTTCTTCAAAAATGCAGTCCATTACCATGTTTTCTATCATTTCAGCTGTAGTTGCAGCATCTTCTTGTAGCTCAGCTCGGATAAACTCACCGAAGTGCAGATTGATCAGCCAAGTATTCCTGTTTGTCCAGCCATTGTAATCTTTCATAATTTATACCTTTATTTATTGATTGAGGTGTAACGATACACCATGTTTACCAAAATGTAAACTATTATTTAAAAAAAGACAAAAAAAAGCCCCGCACTTGGCAGGGCTAGTGTTCTATGTGGAACTTAATACGACCAGATAGCAGGGCAGGGAAACCCATCATCTTCTGTACAGCCGTCTAGGTGGATAAACCGACCTGATCCTTTCTGCTGTATACCTATTCGTTGTATACCATGCTTTTGGGCCACTCTAATGATCTCTAAGGCGTTTTCTCCGCTCGCCAGTATATCTACTGCCTTACCGTGCGTATGCGCCCCTAAGACCTCTTTACGCGCCTCTATGGGGTGTTCTGGAGATCTGTAAGCAGAAGACAGTGCAAAGCTGAACCCGCACTCTTCGCGGATAGCATTTAGGGTCTTTAGAAAATCAGGGTCAAAGCCTTCATCGCCAGTGTGTCGGCAAGCCAACTCTTTAGGCTTAAAGTAATTCTTTTCTTCTGTCTTCGTTGATTTAGCCATTATTTGCCCTCTATGCTTTTGGTCTTTTCGAAGCTGCGTAACCCGCCTAGCCCCAGCAGACCCATCAATATTGGCATCATTGTGCCAGTGTCAGCTTGCGGAATGACAACACCCGCGCCAGCAGCTAATGGCGAGACTAAAAAGTTTACGGCAAATCCAAGGACGCAGACCCAGCCTGTTGCTGGTCGCCAGCTACTTTGAAACCAGTTGCCTTTGGCTTCTTCGGTGTTGAGCTTAATCTGTGCCAGTGCAAGTTCCTGCGCATGGCGTTCCGACATTGTTGCAATCTCATGTGCGATCTTTTGCTTGGTGTCGGCATCAGGTATCCATTTGTCAAGTAATCCAGCTACGGGGGCGATCAGTGCTTGTAACATATCATTCTATCCACTTTGCTACGGAAAAGACTGCGATGATCATGGGGTACATCATCCACAGCATTTTCTCTATTTTGTCAAATCGTTGCTTACCGTCATCCAGCCTGCGCTCAATGTTCTGATATCGGATAGCGCATTCTTTCTCATGCGCCTCAAGGCGGGTAATGGTTGTTTCCTTAGCCATGTTAGTTCCAGAAGTAGTAGATTGCAGCAGCAGTAGCAACTAAAGCCACAGCGCCAATTATGTTTTTAATCATATCATCATTTTTAGACTGCTGGCGCAACTTAGCCAGCCTTTCGCGCTCAAGACGATGCTTATTCTGCATCACAGATTTGTGCTGGATCGCCAGCATATCTCGCCATACCTGCCGTGGCGTAATTTTCTTTAGCTCTTTTTCGCGTTCACGTATTTCATTTTTTGCCCAAGCCAACTCTAATGCTTGTTCCTGAGTCAACACAGCGTCACCCTGCTTCTGCGCTTCCTCGATATTGTCTACGGCAACTTTAGTTTCAGTTATGCTTGTGAAAAGTCCAGCAAGGTCTGACAGGTGCGACCCTGACTCTTTGACAGTTTTAATACCTGCGTTAAGAGTCTTGAGTACACCTACAACTGCTGAGATTTCTGCAATCATATTAGCTGCCTAAAGTTGGCTTAGTGTCAGGGAAGTCTGCTGTGCTGGGCCAGTCTCGTAAAGCTGTACGGTACGTCATATAGGCAGCGTGTTGCGGGTGGTCGGTTAGAGGTACTATGTAGTCACAGCCGCCTAGTTCCATGTCACGCCACTGACGGGCTTCTTCTTCTGCTGTAGGAACTGGTGTTGTCCACTCTTCGTAGTGTTCAAAGTTAGCCTCAACAAAGGCAGCGTCTGCTTTAATTGTGTTTACGATGTTGCCGTCAGCATCTTTAATGTTGTACTTCATTTTATTCTCCTTACGATACTGTCAGGTATTGAATGATTACGATGCCGTCACCGCCACTGCCGCCAACGCGAAGCCAACTAGCTGAACCGTTCCAAGCTCCCCCACCGCCAGCACCAATACCACCGTTGGCACCACTAACAAGACTGTTATTATCGTTCAAGTAAGCCTGACCACCTCCCGACAAAAATCCTCCGCTTTCAGGGACAAACCCACCATTACCGCCTCTGCCGCCTATAAGCTGACCAAGACCAAGAGGCTCAAAACCGTCAACTCCTGCGTCTGAACTTGCGCCTTCACCCATTGGGGCATTCCCGCTTCCGCTAGAATGTACGCTTACAGCACCGCCACCGTAAAAGTAATTACCATTCCCTCCTTGACCGCCTGTGTAGTTGACATTGCCACCCGAAGCAGTTCCGGGGCTTGAGGTATAGGTACCCGCAGAAGCTCCGTTTGCTGTAAGAGTGCTAGAACCATCAGTTGCTGAACTGTTGCCACCTGCTTGGGTTCCTTGATTAGAATTTGTTGGCGTACCGCCTGCACCTACAACAATTGTCCAGTTTGTTCCTGTGGATAAAGTTACGTCTTTGCGGCAATAACCACCTGCTGACCCGCTGTAACCTTGGGCATTAGAACCGCCACTGCCTCCGCCACCTATTACATGGATACGCGCTGTGCCGTTAGCTGGAGGTGTCCACGTTTGCGAAGTAGTAAGTACGACAGTTTCAAGAGTAGAACCACCGCCTCCACCAATAAAATCTGTAAAGTTGCTCATGCCATTACCCATCCGCGTGTCGCGTCTGCAAATATAAATTGAATTGAAAGGTACTCTTTGTCCAGCGTCATATCTGTACCGCTAGACATAATGTTACTTCCGTTACGTCCAACT